TGATGAAGAGTTCTATTCAAAAATGTACTGTAAGCAAATAGAAACTGATGATAGCATTGGTTCAATAACTAAAGCTAATAACAGAACAATAGCTTTATTATCAGAATGTTATAAAGGCAATTTTGCTCCTGCTAAGAACTTCTTAATAGAGAATTTAGGTTCTTCAAGAGATAATAAACTAAAATATGAAGTTAACAGAAGTATAGTAGATATAGCATATGTTGATGATATGATTAACAAAATGCAATATGTAGTATGGAATAAAGAAAACATCATTAACTTCTTAATAGATTGTTCTAAAGTGTTCAGATTGTACCAAGAAACTCAAATAGATGGTGCTAAAACGGGTATATACCTTACTAGAAGATTAACAGCTAAATCAATCAAACCTACATCTTGCATGGGAATTGAAGTGTTAGAAGTAGATGGTATGCCAGTATTAAGAAGAAATATCCCAGAAATGAAACCAGTAAAAACACAATTTGGTCATTTCCTTGAACCAGTTGTGTTTGAAGATGTTCTAGGATCAGTTCAAACTTCTTTAATGGATATTGCTAACATAGAGTTTAAACAAGTTATAGAAATAAATAAACATCTATTCACTTACACTAAAGAACAAGTTAAAGAATTTAACGATTTATTAAATAAATTAAACAATTCTAAAGAAGGTAAGAAGCTATTATCTTCAATGACAACTCTAAAATCAACTTACACTAGCTTAACATCTCTTTACATTGAAGATGTAAACGATTGCACAATTGATGGTGTAACAGATGAAGAAAAATTAGAAGTTGTTAAAGCTAATTACGAAGCTCATTGCGAAAAAATAGGTAACTCAATCAGAATAATTCTAAATAAGCTAAGAACAAAATTAGGTTCATTAAAAGGAGCTGTTGCATTAGCTGTTGGTTGTTCAAAAGTTCAAAATGGGCAATATAGCATAGACGCTCACTCTAAAAATAGATTTGCTTATAATTGCGTTCCAGAATTAGTTTACGCTTACTTAATAGGTAAAGAGTACAGAGCATATGGAACAATTCTTCAAAGAGGTAATGAGGTTGAAGGATTAGTTGAGTTAGTAAACGGTGTATCTAAAAACGGTTTAGTAATCAAAGAAAGATACACAGGATTAGTTGAGTTCTCAAATAACACAGTATCAGCTATTAGAGAAATCGAAACTATCGAACCAACTAATGAGTTTAACTTAATAGTACCTGCAAATGAAGTAGGTGAAATAGTTAAAGGAGATACAATATACAGACTTATGAAAAACCAAATTCACTTTGATGGAAATGGCAATAAGAAGTATATCGCTAAGGCAGTAACTAAGGTTAATATAGACGTTAACAAAAATAGAGGTACTGAATACAAAGCGTTTTGGAGCAGAACTGAATGTTATATGATAACTGTCGCTTAGAACGAAATCCACGTAGGGCATACGTGATAATGATTGCTAGGGTATACGCTTAGTCGTATATCCTATGGAGTTATTATCAGAATTTAATTTATAAGAAGGAGTGTATTAAAAATGACAATGTTCAAGTATGAAAACAAAAATTATCAATGTGAGGTAATCACTAAAAAAACTAACAAGGACGTTATAACTATCAGATTAGTTAATGAAGAAGGTCAAAGAAATATTTATACGTGGGGATTCAAATATAAGCACCCATACGCACCTAAGACTAATGAATATAAGGTTAAACTTAACGTTATTAGAAAAGCAATAGGTACGCTTACTGGTATAGATATGTGTAAATTAGTAATTCAAACCCAATAGGGCATATATGATTAACGAAATTTAAAAGAAAGAAGGTATAAAAATGTTAAGAAAATTAGGAGATTATTTATTAGGATTTAGCTTAGTTATGTGTACTGCGTTAGTAATTATGTTCTTTATGTATTGTTCAATTCAAACAGATAAATTCTTTGATCAACACAGCAATAAAGAAACTCAACGCATAATGTTTGAGCGAGGTGAGTTTAACAGAATTGAAGATTATAAGTAAAATATTAATCATAGCAAATATAGTGATTTATAGCATATTAGCAATAAAATTATTAGGAGGAATGTTAAAAATGAAGAAATATGTTCAAGGTGATATAGTAGTATACGCAGAATCTTTTGAGGAAGCGTTGGAATTGATAGAAGAAATCAAAAGAATGGAGCGTGATTATTAATGATAACAACAGTACAACAATATTTAAGAGGTAAATTAGTATACTTAACTGGTGGTGCATATGAATTTCATTACTATAATGGAAATGTATTAATTCATACTTGCACTAAGAGAACCAGAAAACAAGACTTAATAGCTAAGCAAAAATTAATGGAATATTATAATAAAAAAGGTTGGATTTAAGGAGGTGATTATTAATGGGATTAAAAGACATAGTTAACAATGTATATAGTGATATGCGTTCTAAAGGACGCAAAATATATAAAAAAGAAATTAAACAATACCTAGAATGTTACAAAGCACAGGATTATACACCTATGTGGAGTACAGATTTATATATTAATCGTGGTGGAATATACTGCGAAATGATTGAAAAAGTATATGTATTGAGAGGAGAGATATAAAATGAAAAAGTTTAAGATAGTAATAACAGAAACATCTTCAAAAGTTGTAGAGGTACAAGCTAATAACGAAAATGAAGCATTGGAAACAATAAAAGAAATGTACGAAAACTGTGAAGTAGTGCTAGATTGGAACGATTTTGATGAAACAGATTATACAATAATAGAAGCAAAAGAATATGTAGAAGAATAGAAAAATAAAAATACACATTATCAAAAATAACGCCAAGTGATATTCGTTGAAACTTGACGTTATTTTCTATATGTGTATAGAATATATATATAAAGTAAATAATGATAATAAGGAGTTGAGAATTATGAAAATAAAATGTATAGACGCTAGTGAAATAGAAGATCACTTCAAAGAAGTAATGCAAGAGAAAGTAGATGATATGTAATGAAAAAGAGTAAATCAGAAAGACAAATCGAACGTATGTGGTTCTTAGAGCATAAGAACCATATGCCAGTAGAAGACATACTTAAAGAAATGTATTGTGTTAAAGGCTTTAATATAAAGCTTATAGCAGATTATTACGTACAGAGCTATGGCACTATACAGTCGCTATTAAAGAAATATAACATTGAGAGAGAGGTAATTTTAGTATAATGGTTATGGATTTAGATTTAAAAGTAGAATTAGAAGAAGATTTTTTTGAAGATGTGTTAACAACAGCATTCTTTGATGGTATAGGTTATTGGTTTAATTATTTAGAAAAAGAAGTCGTAATGACTGATAAGTATGAATATATAGAAGACGCAATTTTAGAAGGAGAAGGATTCATAGAAATAGCGTATGAAGATGAAAAGTATATATTGAATTTAAACTCATTAATAAATGGGTATAAGATATATTGTCAACGAGCAATAGAAAGAGGAAGCGTAGTCCATACAGACGCAGGGTTTATTGATAGTGAATTAGCTGATGTAATAATTCAATTAGGAGTATTTGGTAAAATAATATTTGGATAAGAGAGGCATAAAAAATGGTTAAAAAGATATTAAGTATCGAGAACAAAAACGCTATATCAGACACAGAGGTAAAAAAAAGAGTAACTAAGAGGTTAAAAAGCGAAAAAATAACGCCTAAAGAAAGCGTAAAAATGTACTTTAACACAACAGAGTGGAAAGTATATGTAATTGTAGATGATGAAAAGAAAATAGTAGTTGATTTGGAGGTAAAATAAAATGGATAAAAAGGTATTGTATTTTGAAGGAGCAGGAATGTATTTTGACAAATATGTGAAAGGAAGTGATGTTGGTAATTATAGAATAAGAACTGCATTCAGAAATAATGAAGGTAAAAATATTTATATAGAGCTAGGTGGTACAGATATGAATGATAAAGCAACTAAGCGATTTGGTTGGTATAGTAGAATAGATCATTTATTCTTTATCCCAGAAAACGAAGATGGTGATAAAATATATTTGGAACACAAAGTAAAATGTGAAAAGAAAGGCTATTCAAAAGAGCAAATAACTAAATTCATAAATGAAACTCTTAATTGTGATTTTGACACAATAGAAGTGCTACCTAGGTATGAGGGTTACAGAGTACACGGAGATAAAGGTTATAACATAATAGATAACCACGAAGTTAATATAGAACGTGCTTTAGAAAGAGAACGTCAATATAACAAAATAGATGAAGAGTTTAAGAGAAAGTTAAATTCTAAATATAGTTGTATATCTATACACGAACTTGATGACGAATCAATGACAGTAAGATGTTATTCTAGCAAAGAAAAATTAGCAAAAGCAGGAATGACAGATAATGATAGATTAGTAAAGGTAAATATAAAATATTAAGAGGTGAATTTTAATGCAAAAAGGTTTAAAAAAGATAGATTTAGATTTAAAAAAATACTGCACTTTAGATGAAAGGTACAGAATACTATATAAACTAAAGAAATGTATGGCGTATAGAGAGCAAGAAGTTGTTAAAAATTACGAATCAATGGAGCTTAAAGGCAATGTATTACACATATATGGTGAAAATGGTTACGGATTTTGCGTAGATTTCAGAAAAGATATGAATACATTTGGTGAGATATGTGGTTAAACGAATCAGATATTAATTGATTTGCCGAAAGGTAAATCACGAACGAAGTGAGTATTACGCTTATTAACGTTATTAACTCACTTCGTTCGTGTTCCTAACGGAACAAGAATGAATTAATACGTTTATCTTAACGCTTAGTAACGCTATAGCGCTTAACCCCTACCCCTATTTTAAGCTAAAAAAGAGCGTAAAGTACAGCATTTTTTAAAAAATTAACACAAATTTAACATTATGTTCTCTATTGACACGAACAGATTTCACTAATATTTGGAAAGGAGGTGAAAAAATGCAAAGACTTACAAAAGAAAATTTCATAATACACGACGACGTATTTGAACGATTAGGTTTAGAATACGAACAATGCAAGTATGGAATTATAAGCGACGTTCGTATGTATAAATTCTATGGTGAATATAGACTTATAAGTGAAGATATGTTCCAAAAGAAGCGTAATAGTATGCCATTATTTGTTAGAGTATATTATTGCAATGAGATACAAAGCGTAAAAGCTAAAATGAGTTTAGAAGCATATTATGGTATAACACGCTACGAGCCTATTAGAAAGGAAGTAACTTTAATTGACTTTGTAGACGTTGAAGAGTTACAAAAGGGCTTATATCGAACACTAGATACTGTAAATGGTATTCTATACGTTCCTAACAAGCAGGAAACAGAGCAGATTATTAAAAATAAGCATAGAAGAGTAAAAGCAAATGGTTTAAAGAGGATATTTGAATAAATAAAAACATAAATAATACGATTCGTCAAATACATACGTATTTTGACAAATTTTGAAATTTATGTTAGAATAAATATGTGTCAACCACGCTAAAGTGGGGATTAAAATTAATAAAATATAATGAAAGAATGAGGTAAATGAATTATGAGTACTTGGGATTTAGCAATGAAAAGTGAAAATTTAAGAGAAGGTAAAGGTGAAACTAATTACGTTAAATTTGTAGAAGGTAACAACCAAATGAGAATATTGGACAAAGAACCTAAAGCAGTTTGGGTACATTGGTTAGCTAACGCTAATAATGGTAAGGGATTATCAGTTGTATGCTTAGGTAAAGATTGCCCTATGTGTCAAAAATATAGATATGACAAAGCAAATAAGGTACAAACTAGAGATAGATTATCAAGACAATTTGTTATTAATGTATACAATAGAAACACAGAAAGAGTGGAGTTATTACAAAAAGGAAAGAGCATATTTGAAACTTTAGCAACTTTCCATAAGCAAATGGGTGATATTACTGGTTATGATATAAACATAGTTAAAGCAGGAAAAGGATTAGATACTAAATATACCCCTGTTCCAGTAATGCAAAGTCAACCAATACCAGAAGGATTAGAGCTATATGATTTAGATGAAGTTACACAAACTTTTGATCCATTAGTTGTTGAGCTTTTAATATCTGGAATGACAATAGAAGACGCTAAAAAGACTGTAAGTGGTGATACTACAGTTGAAAATAATATTGCAGATGAAGAAGTTGCTATAGAAGATAATAGCTTCGTTCCATTCAAATAACAAAAAAGGACGCTTATGCGTCCTTTAAGTATATAAGGAGAGAATTTTATGTGTTTATGTGGTTGTGAGTATGAAGATATATGGGGTGATTGTTCGCTTAAATTAGGCTATTGCTATATTTACGTAGAGCATATGAAAAAGGAACGAAAGGAGAAGGAGAAAAATGAGTTGTCTAAAAGGTGATATATATTATGCTGATTTGAACAATTCAATAGGTGATGTTCAAAATGGAATAAGACCAGTAATGGTTATAAGTAATAATTTCTATAATAATTTTAGTAATTGTGTAACAATAGTACCAATTACATCAAGCTTAAACAAGATAATTAAAACGCACATAGTTGTTGATAATAAAGAATTTATTAACGAATGTGGACTTAGCAAACCAAGTAAAATTATGTGTGAAAATATTACAACTATAAGTAAGAAGCAATTAAAACAGCGTATAGGTCATATGCCAGTAGAATTAAAATCAGAGGTGGATAAAGCTATAAAGATACAATTAGCTATGTAATTTTAGGAGGTGTAATGATATGAATGAATTAGAACGAGGAACAATAGGGTATTTTAATAACTTAGCAAATAAATATGGACTTTTAACCTATAAAAAAATAAATGGAGTTTATGAAACTTCAACGTATAAAAACCACAATAAGCTAACATTCAATGTAAGAAGTGTTAACCTAGATAAAGTAAATAAATTTGCTGATGAATTTGGTATAATTTTTATTGAAATTGAAAGGCTATATTTGAAATTTATATCAATAGAAAGACTTGTTATATATAGCTACGATAACGTGCTAGGTAAAAAAGTATATCTTCACGAAGGTAATTGGAAAATAGTAGATAAACACTTAGCAAATATGCAAAAAGAACTTATGAAAGAGGTGGTTTAAATGATCATGTTAGATAGATTTCAACCTCTAAAAGATCATGAAGAAAGAGATTTGCCTATTTGTGAAGAGTGTGGTGAAGAATGTTGCGTAGGATTAGACGAAGCAATATATATAGAGGAAGAAGATTCTTACTTTTGTTGTGTAGAATGTCTTGTAAAATATGATATAATCAACGTTGTTCAATCATTAGGAGGAAAATTTGTATGAGTAATGTAAATAAACAAGCACAGGAGCTAACTAAAGCGTTCTTTAATGCAGTAGAAAAGAAAGTTACGCCAGGAATATTTAAACAAAGCATAGGTCAATTTAAAAACCTTTTAAATGTATATACTTATGAAGAATTGGAGAAAGTTATAGCGTACATTAAGGAGAAGAAAATGACTAATATATATAGCGTAGGGTACTTATCCTACGCTACTAACAAACTTCTTCAAGATATAAAACTAGAGGAAGTAAAGAAAATAAAAACAGAAGTAATTCAAGCAGATACTCTTGAACTAAATATTGACAACAAGAAGGAGAAAAAGAGTAGTTTTCTTGATAAATTTATGTAAAAAAGGAGCATAAAGTATGAGTAATATTAATGAGATGATTAGTTATGGTGGTTCAGAAAGAGCAATATTGACAATAATAATAAGAAACCCAGATTATATTCTAAAATGTGAAGAGTTAGGACTTAAAAAAGAACACTTTTCAATAAAAGCAAATCGTTATATTTATAGTGCTATAGCCTATCTTTTAACGCAAGGATATGATAAAATTGATAGTATAGCGATTATCAATACTCTTGATAAAAATGGTAAAGAAGAGTTAGATAAACTGAACGGAATAGAATATTTAGATTTGCTTATGATGTCAGAGATATATGACAACATAGGTATATATGTAGAAAAAGTTATTACAGCTTACAAAAGAAGAAATATTTATACTCTATGTGAAAACACTAGAGAAAGAATGTTAGATGATGATGTAAATTTACCAGTACTTTTAAACGACATTCAAGATAGGCTTCTAGGTATGAGTTTAGATAATTCAGATGTTGGGAAGGTGTATAAAATGGGAAGCTCATTAGCTGAGAGGTTAAATGAAAGAGCTAAAAATCCTAGTGATGTAAAAGGATATAAGATAGGTTGGAAAAGTTTTGATAAATATACACAAGGTTATCAAGGTGGAGAACTTACAGTATATTGTGCGCCAAGTAAAACTGGTAAATCAGCAATACTTATGAATCACGCTATGAGATTAAGCGTAGGAAGTAACATTAGTGTACTATACATAAGTACAGAAATGACAGATGAAGAAATGGAAGATAGATTACTTAGTTGTTTAAGTGGTATTCCATATGTTGAGATAAGTAATGGTATGTTTGCTAATAATAGTGAAAACGGAACAAAAGAAGTTAAAATAGCAAAGATAAATGACGCTTTACAAAAAATAAAAGAAGCTCCATTCCAACATATATATATGCCAGACTTCACAGTAGAAAAAGTTACTGCTTTAGCAAAGCAACATAACCTGCAAGGAAAGTGTGATGTACTTGTATTCGATTATATAAAATTACCTCCTAGCGACGTAAGTAACTTAGCAAGTGCGCAAGAATATCAACGTTTAGGTTATATGACTACTTGCTTAAAAGATTTAGCAGGAGTGCTTAATATTCCAGTAATAAGCGCTTGTCAAAGTAATAGTGATGAACAGGCAGTAAGTGGTAAGCCAGGTCAAAGCTTTATAGGTGGTTCTAAGCGTATACTTCATATGGCAAGTAAATTATTTTTCTTAGTAAACAAAACAGATGAAGAATTAGCTAGAAATGGTTTAGAGAAAGGAAATCAAACACTATGGTTAGCGTTCCAGAGAAGTGGTTCAAGTGATTTGCCACCTATAGATATTTATAACAACAAGCCTATACTAAGAATGGAGGAAGTATAATATGAACGCAGTTGAAATAATTCAATCTAAAATTAACATAGATTCAATAACAGATATATTAGAATATTACGGAGTAAATAGAGTTCATAGATTCGGAAGCTCAATTAGATGTTGTTGCCCTATACACGGAGGTAACAATCCTACAGCTTTCGTATGGAAAGATAGTGGGCTTTGGTATTGTCATACTGGTTGTGATAAAGGAGGAGATGTATTCAATTTTGTAGGGGAGATGGAACATCTTGAAATTGAAAAAGATTTTAAGCAAATTACTAATAAAGTTGCTGAAATACTTAATATAGATTTAACTAATGCAACTTACGATATGGTTGCTAGAAAAAATACTAAAGAATTTGATGATTGGAAAAGAAGCATAAATGCTAAAAAGAAAGTAATAAAAGAAGAAGAATTTAATGTTGCTTCGCTTGGTGAAATCAATAGAATTTCACGTTATAGAGGAATAAGTGAAGAAACTTTAAGATTATTTGAAGTTGGTTACTCAAAAGATCACGATAGAATTGTATTTCCAATACGTAACGAAGTAGGTACTTGTATAGGTGTAACAATGAGAAGAAGAGATAACACTAATCCTATAAAATGGTTACACTACCCTACAGGAGTTAAAGTAGGTGAATATCTATATGGACTTAATCTTAACATAGGTGAAGTACCTTGGTTAGTTGAAGGAGCTATAGACGTTCTAAAATTAAGAGATATGGGTATATTTGCAGTAGGTTGCTTTGGTGCAAAGCTTACTGATGAACAAGTTAAGCTTCTTATTCGTAACTTTACGTCAGTAAATATAATGTATGACGGTGATAAAGCAGGAATGGACGCTACTTATAATGCGATACAGAAGCTTAAAAACAAAATGGATATGAACATATATGTGCTTCCTTGGGGCGTTGATCCTGGCGATATTACACCACATACTTGGGAACACATCAAGATTTATAAACCTTATGAATTTGAAGAAGTGTATAAAAATATGGAGCAATGCGTTTAGCATTGTTCTATTTTTTTTATCTTTTTTTTGCAAATTATTAACATATTTCGACAGAACTTTATTGTAAATTATTTTCATTTATGCTAATATATATATGGGTGGTAAAATGAACTATAAGAGGGAAGAAATTCATAGTTTGGTTATAAATTACAAAGAAACAAAAAATAGAGTGTTATTAGATAAGATAGCAGAAGCAACACAAAAAATAATTTATAAGTTTGGCAAGAGTTATAAAGGCGTTCCTACTTCCGAGCTGAATAGCATTTATGGTGTAGCACTAATGAAAGCTTTAGATAATTGGAATGTAGATGGACGAGCGTGTTTCACTTCTTATCTTAGCACCATTATTATAAATGAACTAAAGATGTATTTACGTTCTAATCAAACCAAGTTTGAGAACAACGTACTTAATGAGATTGGTAACGTAGGCTTAGCGAACCTTATCGTTTCTTCTGATGATGAAAGTATCATCATATACGAGAATATCGTAAATGATATAATAAATGAATATGAAAAAGAAGGAACACGAGAAGGACTACGTATGTATGCAAAAGGACATAAAATAGAAGAAATAGTAAACGTTTTGAATCTTGGACGTACTAACTTCTACTATGATGTTAAAACTTTTAAGAGTAAATTGATGGAGGAGATATTGCAATGATTAAGTTTGTATTTGATGAAAATGGCAGCAGAACAAAAGAATATAGCACTAATGACTACCAAAAAGACACTCTAAGAACGTTAAGAGCAGGTAGTTATGAAGACCAATGTGCTAATATGTGTATGGGAATGTGTGGCGAAGTTGGAGAAATAGTTGATATGATGAAAAAGCACATATACCAAGGTAAAGAACTTGATATAAATGACGTTATAGAAGAAGTAGGCGACGTACTTTGGTACTTATCTAATTTCTGTAACATAAACAAAATAACTTTAGAAGAGTGTATGTATAACAACTCTATGAAATTAAAAAAGCGTTATCCAAACGGATTCACAGTTGAAGACGCTTTAGCTAGAGTAGATAAGGAGTAATAAAAGTATGGGAAAATTAGTTTTAGAAGCAAATGTAAGATTAAAAGGTTCTATGGATATTGATAAGAAAGACTTAGAAGAAATACTTGAAGTTGATTACGATAGCAATATGAAAAATATAGAAAGAGTTGCAAAGAAAGACTTCATAAGAGCTATAGTTGAAGAGTTAGGTTTTGAAAGAGAAGATGTAAACGTAACAAAATTCAGTTATAAATTCTTTGAAGAAGAAGGTGAAGTTAATGTATAACATAGGTTTAGACGAATTAGATTTATTAGAGCTTTTTAATAGTATGAATAAAGATGAAGATAAAGACATAAAGAAAAAACACGATAACGTTAATCACCCTTCACATTATAATACAGGTGAAATAGAAGTTATTGATTACATAGCTGACAAACTAGGGAAAGACGGATTTGAAGATTACTGCATAGGAAACGTAATTAAATACGTTAGCAGATATAAACATAAAAACGGTAAAGAAGACTTAGAAAAAGCCTTTACTTATCTTAGATGGGCAATAGATAAGAAGGTGAACTAAATGAAGAACGAAGAATTTTCTATGATGGTGCAAACTGAATGTTGCAATTGTTACGTAGAAGTAAAAGTAACGCCAGAGCAGTTTTTATTAGAAAAAGAGTTTTACATTAATTGTCCTATTTGTAAAGAGAAGACAATAGCAAAATAAAAATTGGGAAGTTAATAGCTTCCCTTTTTAATACAAAAAAGGGGTGTACATATGCTTTATATAGATGAATTAGTATTAGAAATGAAAAATAAAGGACTTGTAGTTGATAAAAAGAAAAGAGATTACGTTAATTTGCATAGATGGAGTACAAGAAAAAGAAAGAGAAAGAAAAGATCAGATGTAGGGAGGGTTAATTGATGTTTAGTGAATTACACGTTCATTCAGAATATTCTATGCGTGATGGTGCAAATAAGGTTGAAAAACTTTTAGACAGAGCAAAAGAACTAGGGCATAAAGCACTAGCTATTACAGATCACGGTACTATGGCAGGAATAATACCTGCATATATTTACGCACAACAAATAAACATAAAGCTCGTGATAGGTTGTGAGTTTTATGTTGGGCGTGAAGAAAGAAACCACTTGATAGTTTTAGCAAAAAATTCAACTGGTTATCAAAATCTCCTTGAGTTACACGCACTTAGTTATGACGCAGAACATTTCTATTATAAACCTACGATTGAAGAAGATGAATTGTTTCTTCATTCGGACGGACTTATAGTGCTGACTGCGTGTATTGGGGGTAAGCACGGTAGGTACATTATAAATGGTGAACGTGATAAATGTCAAGAAAGTTTATTAAAATATAAAAGCATATTTGGTGATGACTTTTATGTTGAACTTCAAGACAATTTAATACCAGTACAAAAAAGCGTTAATAGAGAGCTTATAGCTTTAGCTAATAAGCTTAATATAAAGCTTGTTGCGACTAATGACGCTCACTTTTTAACAAAACAAGACGCTTACGCTCACGAAGTGCTTCTAGCTATTCAACAACAAAAGAAAATGAATGATGAAAAGCGTTGGAAGTTTGATGGAGATTCATATTATTTACATTCATACGAAGAAATGATTCAAACTGAACTTCCTATTGAAGCTATACACAACACTCAAGAGATAGTTGATAAATGTAATGTAGAGATTGATTTCTCACAAATACACGCACCTTCATTTGAAGGAATGAGTAAAGAACAAGAAATTACAACTTTAAAAAGCAAAATGAATGAATGGTACTTCAAAAAATACGGTAATACGTACCATAAAGATGTAATTGAACGTATCAATAAAGAGCTTGAAGTTATAATATCTAAAGACTTTACTGGTTATTTCTTGCTTGTTGCTGATTATATAAACGCTTTTGAATCTATGAAAGTTAATCAATATGGTATAGAGCAAAATCTTATGTGTGGACCTGGTCGTGGTTCTGGTGTAGGTTCTATGGTTGCCTATGCTTTAGGCATAACAAAGGTAAATCCAATGGAATACGATTTGCTTTTTGAACGTTTCATTAACGTAGATAGACTTTCTTACCCAGATATTGATAGCGACTTTGACTACGAACATAGAGAAAAAGCTATAGAATATATGATTAACAAATACGGAAGTCAACACGTAGCTCAAATATCAGCTTTTGGTTCGTTGCAACCTAAAGCAACGTTCCGTTCAATATTAAGCTCATTTGACTACCCTACTAATATTATAAGCAAAATATCTAAACTTATACCAGAAGGTTGCGAAAAAATTGAAGACGCACTAGATGATCCTGCTTTAATGTTTGCAACTAAAGGTATGGATAAAGAGCTTGACGTTATGAAAAGATTGCAGGGGATAGTTACTACGCAAAGTATTCACCCTGCAGGATTAGTTGTAACTGATGAAAATATAACTAAATACGCTCCTTGCCATACAACAAGTGATAACAGAGGTAGATATGTAATAAGTGCTGATAAGAAAAAAGTTGAAAAATTAGGATTAATCAAGCACGATTTCTTAGGACTTAAAACTGTAACTATATTGCGTAAGACTTTAGCAAGAATTAAAAAGAGCTATGACGTTGATATAGATATATGGAATTTACCTAAAGATGATAAAAAAGTATATGATTTGCTTAATAGTGGTCATCTAAACGGAATATTTCAGCTTGATGGAGATTCAGCTAAGCAAATAGTTGAGAAAATTAAACCTAATAAGTTTGATGATATTATCTCTTGTGAAGCAGTATGTAGACCTGGTGTTAAAGAAGCGAATGATTTCATTGAAAAGATGTGCCATTCTTACGGTATAGAAGAAATAGATAAAATCCTAGAGCCTACTTACGGAGCAATTATATTCCAAGAGCAAACAATGAGATTAATGAATGTTGTTGCAGGTTGGACGCTAGGTAAAGCAGATTATATGAGAAAGGTAAAAGACCTTGAAGAATATAGAGATGATTTTGTTACTTGCGCTATAAAAAATGGTTATAGCAATGATTTTGCAAATAGTATATTTGATAGATTCGATTTAGGATATTCATTTAATAAATCTCACGCAGTAGCTTATGCTTTCATTACTTATGCAACTGCGTGGCTTAAAGCGTATTATCCTGCTGAATATATGTGTGAATTTATTGATATGTATAAAGACGATAGAGATACAGTAAGTGGAGCTATAGCAGAATGTAAAGCACTAGGAATAAAAATTACAGCACCTAATATAAATGCAACTCACGTAGGTTTTGACGTTGTAGATGGAAGTATATGTTTTGGACTATCTGGTGTTAATGGAATAGGCGAAAAAGCAGTAACTAAGCTTATTGAGTACACTAACAAAACAAAAATAAATACATTACAAGAGCTTATAGACAGTAAAACTCTTAATAAAACTGGTATCATTGCTTGTATTAAATGTGGAATATTCGATAAAGAAGGTACTAGACAAGATTTAATCAACTCTTATATAGCTACTAGAAGCAAAAAAGAGCGTGAAAATGAAATGATAACAGAATATAACGACAAGATTAAGCTTAGATGGGAAAAAGATGTATGTGGTATATACCTTACTTCCCACCCATTGGATAAATATATGGTTAAAAATTATTCTCAAGTTTCTAACTATGGAGTAATTGGTGGAATAATTAATAACGCAAAAGTTATAAAAACCAAAACTGGAAAAGAAATGTGCTTCATTCAATTAGAAGATAGAGAAGCAATTATAGACGTAACAGTATTCCCAAATGTTTACTCTAAGTTTAAATTTGATATAGCAGAAGGAAATATTATTTTTACCAAAGGACGTAAAGATGGTAACAATAAATGGTTAGCAGATAGCGTTGAAAGTATAGGAAAAATATAAAAACTGCGTGTTTTATCCATTAAAACTGCGTGTTTTATACTTTTTTTAAAAATGACATTATGTTAATAGGTTCTAAACCTAGTAAATAAGCGATTTTAACAAAAAACTGCGCTTAATTATGAAAGAGCGCAGTTTTTAAAAGGAGGTATTTTAGTGAAAATTTGGGTAGCAGTAACTGGCGATAAGTATGAATTACCTTACGCTATTGCTGACACATCAAAAGAACTTGCTAAATTAATAGGAGCTACTGAATCTGGAGTATGGCAATCTAAAAAGCGTGGTACAGTAGGAAGATTTGGAAAAATATTTATGATAGAGGTGTAACAGATGTACGAAGATGAAGAAAGATTAACAAAAGAGCATTACGAAATAGCAAAGAAGAATGGTATTAACTGGCATAATGCTTATCAAAGATATTATATATATTGTTGGACTATTGAAGAAGCAATAACAATACCAATGGGTAAGCGTAGATGTAAATTAGTTAATAAAGAAGAAGAAGCTATTCTTAAAAAGAATGGCATATCTAAATCAGTATTTAGTCAAAGGCTTCATAAAGGTTGGAGTAGACACGAAGCATTACATACAAAAAATTTAAGAGTTGGAGGTAAAAGAAAGTGGGTATATTAAATTGCAAAGCAATGAGAGAAAAACATATAGAAGAATTAAAGAACAGAGAATTTGAAGGGAAAGTCGCTTTTATACAAGTAGGCGACAATCCTGCTTCAAACACTTATGTACGTAACAAGATTAAATTATGTAAAGAGTTAGGAATAGAAGTTATTCATCATACTTTATCAGAACTTACATCACAAAAATTCTTGATAAGTATAATAGAAGATATGAATAACGATGAACACATAGTTGGAATTATGGTTCAGCTTCCACTTCCAGAACATATAAGCGAAGAAGCAGTAATTAACGCTATAGCACCAAAAAAAGATATTGATGGGTTCACTCACGTCAATAAAGGAAAACTGATGGTCGGTGATCCTAGTGGAATAGTAGCTTGTACCCCACAAGGAATAATGACTATATTAAATGAAATAAATTTTGATTTAAAAGGAAAGAACGTAGTAATAGTAGGTCGCTCAAATATCGTAGGTAAGCCATTAGCTCAACTTATGATTAATGCAGGAGCTACAGTAACAGTATGTAATAGTAGTACAAATAAAACAAAGCTTATGTGTGATATAGAAGCTTCTGATTTATTTATAAGTGCTATAGGTAAAGCTAATTATTTCAACAAAGACTTCTTCAAGCTATGCAATTTAAAATACGTAACTGCAATAGACGTAGGAATAAACAGAGATAGTGAAGGTAAGCTTTGTGGTGATATAGATAAAGAGCTATATGATGAGTTTAAAGACGTTACTAGCGTTCCTGGTGGAGTTGGAGTAATGACTGTACTAGAAGTTATAAGAAATATTTTTAAGTGCTATGATTTGCAAAGAGCATAATTTGATTAGATTACGAATAAGGAGTGTTTACTATGCAATTAAAATTAAGTTGTTACTGTTGTGGAAACGAAGATTTTGAACACACAGAGATAGAAGGTTTATTAGAAATTGAAGGTAGAAGTTATCTACTTCAAGAAGAAATAAAAAATAACAAAGTTATTTGTAAAAAATGTGGATTAAAAGATTACATTCAAAATTTACCTATAAAATTTAGCTAGTAAGCAATTCAAAAATATAACGTAAAAAGAGGTATTTATGATAGTGTTAGAAGCTAAAAACTTTGACTTTGATGTTAGATGTAGTGATTGTGGAACATATAGCAAAGAGCAATTTAATGTAACTAACGGTGAGAACATATCAATATACTTATGTTCTCATTGCTTTAATAATATGATTAATAATTTAGGTGTAAGAAAGGAAGAATAAAAATGAAAAGATTTAGTGTATCTTGCATTAATACTTATGAAACTTGTGGGTATAAATGCCTACGTCAATACAATAAAATAGGAGAAGATAAATTAGAGGACGATAAAAACTTCTATGGTGAGTTTGGAGCGCTTCTACACGATTTATTCGATAAGCATTATAAAGAAAACTTAACTAAAGATAAGATGGTTGATATGTTTTATAGTGCTTTAAATGACTTAGAATGTGAATTTCCAGATGGAAAGAAAGAAGATTACATTAATAGTGCTTTAGAGCAAATAGATTACTTCTATGATAAATACTCTATAATGATACCTATAGCTACAGAAGAAGAGTTTGAAGACTTTTATATAGATGGTATAAGTCTTCCGTGGAAAGGTTTTATAGATAGAATAGACGGTAACGATAAGGAGAAATCCGTGGTTATATCGGATTATAAAACTGGGCGTTCATCAAAGTTCACTAAAAGAGAATTAAATGATAATGTACAAGCTACCGTCTACTCGCTTTATTATAAACAAAAATATGGATTTTATCCAGAGCGTTTTGTATTTATTTTTACTAAAGAGCGTAAAACCAAAGAAATTATTATAAATGAAGCGTTTATTGAGCGTGGACTAGCTAGGATAAGAAGGTCAATAAGAAATATAGAGCAAGGAATATTCCTTCCAGAAAGTAAAGGTGGTAAGTTCTTCTGTAAGAATTTCTGTAAATTCTATGAAGAGTGTCCTAAGTATATAAAATCTAATGATGGGTGGGATTTGTAATGAATAATATAACTTTAGCAGTAGACCACGGAGCAAGAAGTGGTTATAGCATATTTACAAACGGTAAATATACACATAGTGGAATAGTTGAGCTAGGCGACGTTAAGTCGCTTAGAAAAGCTTATAAAGAGTTTAACAACATATTCGCAATTTATAAGCCTACAAATGTAGTTATTGAAAAAGTAAATGTTGCAGGAACTAAATTCGGTGGAGAAAATATAGTTAAATTAGCTCAACTTCAAGCAGTTGTCATACTACTTGCACAACAATATGGTTGCTTCGTTCAAGAAGTTAACCCTATGCAACTTAAAAAGTACATAACTGGAAATGGACGAGCTGAAAAGAGGGAAGTCGCAGAAATAGTCGCTGATTTTTGTGGACTTAACCCTAATCACATATGCGTACCAGTCCATTTCAAAAGAAAAGATGGAATCAAAACATATTTAGCTGACGAATCAGACGCTATTGCTTTAGGTATATACGCTACCAAAGGATTAAAAGCACATTTACAATAAAGAAATATGAAAACATTTTCATAAAATGCTTGACAAATATTGTAGAATATGGTAAAATATTAATATAGTAAAGGGGTTACTCCTTACTCTTTACTTCTTTTGGATTGGTCAATGTTTAGCCCTCCTTTCTGTTAAAATTGACAATATATATGTGAGTTCGCTGATCTCACAGAATGGTACACCTCCATTTGATAGATATAAAAGACACTACGTACTGGAAGTAGTGTCTTTTTGTTATAAAAAATTATGTACATAAATAATATATAAAGAGGTGGTAAAAATGCTTGAAAAACTATTTTACGTACTAGACCTAGATATGACTACTGAAAACATATTTATACTATTTTTAGTAGTTTTAGTTCTTGTTGCTGTGTGTTCTTCTATAGCTTCAACATCAAAAAAGAAATAATTTTATATTAACGTATGATAACAAAGTAGTAAACGCAAGAATCCTTCCTATTATACTTTTCTTTTCGTCTTTAGACATAACAATGGACATACTTGCTATGACTATAATCATTAGTAACACTTCTAATACACCTACATTTTCTAAATTAACTTTCATAAAAATCACCTTTTTAGTCTTATTCTACCCTTATATTTATATAATATACATCTACATAGCTAATTATTATAATATTTAGAATTTTCTGGAAGTGGGGGTATCTCTTCTATACGCTTCGCTTAGCGAAACAAAGTGAGCTATAGCGCCACTTAGCGCTACTTAACGCTACTTTTTTTTACAAAACATAAGAAAAAAGTAGTTGACAGACACTTGACAAAGTGTTAAACTTACTACAGAGACGTTTATATCGCAACTAAGCGTCAAGTAAGCGCAATGCTAAGCGCAAAAAAGCGTAATACTCACTACGTTCGTGTGATTTACCTTAATCGGCAAATCACAAGGAATAATTGTTTTTTACGCTACTAAGCGTTTGATAAGCGTAAAGCAACGTAATAAACGTTAAGAAGCGTTAAGACGTAAAGCAAAACGTAATAAGCGTACTTAAACGTAATAACGTAAGCATAGCGTAACTAAGCGCATAGCTAAGCGAATAAACGTAATAATATCACATAGGGGGATAATTATATGCTTCGTTTAACTTATAAACAAAATAAGCTAATAACGTTCATAAATAACTATAGAAAGTATGTTAAGTTGGACGTAAAGAATGAGTTTGAAACGAAAGAAGAATTGGATTTGTACATCACGGAAAACTACAATAAAGCAAAGATGAATTATGCTAGTAGCAAAGCCAATATGGGATATTATAGAGATACTAAATATGGTAGGTTAGGAAGAGAAATAGCCTACGGTCGAGCAATGCACACGGGAAAGTGCATAACTAAAAAAATAAAAATAGACTAAGTTTTTTATCACAAGAGAAGTTACCATACAACACAACACTAAGAAAAGAACGCCTAGTATAACACTAAGCGTTCTTTTTAATTATATTCTTTCTAATCTAACTATTCGTGTAGATGGTATTGATAAGCACCTTTTAGTTTCTGCTATAGCATTATCTAAATTAGAGTAAGCTCCTACTTTTTTACTATCACTATACACACGAATAAGAGCAGATGAAGGTTTAGATGTGTTAGTAGACGCAACATTTTCAGTAATTTCTTTTCCACAAGCATTAGCTATATATTTAGCAACTAAATATCCTAAATGCTTTATGTTTGCTTGTATCTTAGATAAGTCGTTTTGAATAAAACCTACTTCTAATATACATAGTGATATGCCCCTGCTCCAAGCATCACGTATTTCTTTATAATAATCAGTACCAGATAGCTTAACACCATTGGTTCTCATTACAGTTTTTTCAGTATCATAATCTCTTGACTTTACGCCACGATTAGGAATACCTAACTTTTTAGCTATGCTTGTACATATTTCAACGTCGTAATCTAAAAACTTTTCACCTAAAGGTACAAATGCTTCAACACCAGAAGCTCCGATAGCTGAATTTATATGTACTGATATGCCACATTTTGAAGTGTATGTGTTTCCTGCTAAGTCGCAGTCAGCGTAATTGTTCTCGTCATAGTGTATATTTAATCCAGTCTTATCTAAATAAGCTTTAGCTTCCTTTACAATAGCGTCTACTAAAGAATTTTCAGTTACACTACCATTAGTTGCTCCAGGATCAAATGCACCAGTCTTTTCACTAAGTCCGTGTCCTTCAAAAACAAATGCGTTATATGTTGCCATTTACATCACCTCTTTTATTGTACTTTGACCAAAGTAATAACCAACTACAAGTGTAAATACACTTAGAAATTCAGTTGAACCTATTTGCTTTGTAATGCTTAATATACAGAACACAATAGTAAGTAATAATGCAATAATTTTCTTTATGCTTAAAAGCTTATTCATTACATCACCTCTATTTTTTCTTTTTTCCTGTCTTCTTTGAACTACATTTAGCCATTAATTATCACCTCTCTTTATCGTTTCTTTTATGTCATCTACATCTACTTTTATAATATCCACTTTATTGTTCACTTGTACAAATTGATCCTTAAACGAATCAATAATGTTTAATAATTTTTCCTCTCTGTCAAGCGACCTTTTTTCCCTCTTTTCTGTTTCTTTAAGGACATAGACTACAAGCATTACGCTTGTAATCGTCCATATACCTTGTCCTCTAAGTGCTTCAAATAAAAAATCCATAACTTTTACCTCACTCCAAGTTGTTGTAAAAGTGCTTCTAATTGTTGCTTTTTCTTTAACTCCTCTCTAGTGTTAATTCCCATTGATTGTGCTTTCTTTTCTAAGTTTTCTAATAATTCTTTGTACTCTCTTACTTGTTGTGATGTACGTTTCTCTATACTAAACTCTTGACCACCAAGACCTAATGCGCTCATTAATGCGCTTAATGGTGAACTTGTGCTGAAATTATCTAACATTCTATCTGCAGTTCTTACAGTAGGAAGCATATTTGTTATTGCGTGTTTAGTAGTAGCTTTTATATACTTATCACCATTTGCACCTGTTTCTGTCTTACCAAGCAATCCACCAATTAATCCTTCTAGTGGATTAGCTTCTTTAAATTGACCTCCATAAGTTTCTATTTCATTACCGTAAGTAAAGTTCTTATTAGTTGCCAATTCTAAAGGTGTTTTTATTAATGGATTTAATGAACCTAGTAACGATTTGTTATCGAACCACGGTAAGTTAGTATCCCAAGTAACACTTTTACCTTTACCTGTAGGTATTATGATTTTAGTTAAATCATTTGAATTTAATAGCTTACGTTCTTCTGTACTAACAGAAGCTTTACGCTGATTTGCTAATAACCTTCTAGCGTTCTTTACTGTTTGTGGTTTTTCTAATAAAGTATTTAATTGTAATTCCATATTCTTACGCATAAATGTGTAGAAAGGAATTATACGCTTCATAACACCAGTTTCAAATTCAGTTAAATCAGAATAATCGAACAGATATTTATTTACTCTATCCCTAGCTTCTTTTGGAGATAAACCTTGAGATAACAGAACACCAAAGTGCCTACGCTTAGCTTGAGTTTCTATTTTATCACCTACTGATTGAGAGAACTCAAATATATTGCTATAACCACCATTTTCTAGCTTGTCTATCTCTTTCATTATAGTTTCAAAACTTTCTTTACCATTCTTAAATCCTTTTAATTCGTTAACTATTTGAGTTGAATCACCAAATTCATTATCGAAAAGTTCATTAATAAACTTACCTGTTAGGTCTTGTCCGTTCCACGATTTAGAAGCGTCTATTACGATATCATCACTCTTATCTCTTATTGCTTTTCCTAATTTATGAGTTTTTGGTGAGTATATTTCTACACCTACATCAAGATAACTTTGAGCGTAGTTACCGAAGATATTTCTTACGTGGAATCCAGGAGATAATATCGCCATTTGCTTCCATTTATTAGTTAACTTATCGTATAGTTGTAAAAAAGCGTTAGTATCTTTCTTCATTTGCTTAGATTGAGCCTTAATGTAGCTATCGTAAATCTTTTTATCTAGTGCAAACACATCAACTAACTTATCTTCAAGCACCATTTTTTCAAAATCTTTAGCACTTATTGTTTGATAATCTGTGTTACCAAACATATGATTGTGCATAGCTTTATCCTTTACACCTTCTTTGATAACTTCTACTATCTTTTCTTTAGTTCTACCTTGTGGATGTACTAAAACAATATCGCCTTTTTTGATTAAATCTCTATACTCTCTAGCTAATGCTCTTTGAGGTAATGATTGATATACTTCATTTTTTAATCTTTCTTGTTTCTTAATTATGTTATCAATCATATCAGAATATTTATAGTAATCTTCTTGTGTATTTGCACTATTCATAGCTTCTCGAAGATTTTCTATTTTAACATTTGATTCATTAAGATATGATGTAAGATTATCAACTGATTTTCTTGCTTCATCTTTAACTCTATCAACTATTTCGCTACCAATGTAATTAAGTTTAGGAGTAAAATTATCTATAGCTTCTATTATTTTGTTGTATTCTTCTTTCTTTATAGCTTCTGCAAAGTCATTAACATAGTATTTTTCTCCGTTTTTCTTAATTACTTCTCTGTTCCATTTCATTCCGTCTTCTGATATGTCTTCAATTATGTTATAAGCGTTACCACTCTTACCTTTAGTCCAAGATAATTTAGTACCCATTTGACCTACAAATAAATCTTGAACACCTTTGTTATATAAAGCGTCAGAATGTTCATAAGTTCTTTGTACTATTAAACGCATTAAATCTGTTTCAAAGAAGTTATCTATATCTATACCTTTTTCATCTTTAAGATATTTAGATATGTATTTATTAAGCTCTTCTATTGTACTCTTTTTGTTATCAAACTTCATTGTTCTGCTCTTAGCGAACTTTTGTTCATTGTAAGTTAAATCTTTCTTATCAACTAAGAATTTTTGCACTATAGCTTCAAGTCCATCTGTCATTCCCATAACGTCCATAGCTTCTTGCGACATTCTGTGAGGAACGTAACCTTGTGATTTGATAAGACCATTTTCTTTAAATAAATTCCAAGCTTCTTCTGTTCCTCCTAGTTCTTTCATATATTCTATATAATCAAGAACGAACTGTCTTCCTTTTTCACTATCTCCGAAGAACTCTGTAAGAATTTCAGAATTGTCATTAATTATTTCCATTGGAGTTTTAGGAATAGGGTTAGTATTTTTCATTACGTTATACTTATTCTTAGTCTTTTCATACCAATCATTTTCAAAGTTAATGAACTCTTTACCGAATAAGCTTTCCATATTATCTAAATACTGTTTAAAGCTTTCTTCACTAGGAATAAAGTCTTTAGAGAAATCTAACGATTGTTTTGCTTTTTCAATTATAGCTTTTTGTTTATCATATTCAGCAACTAACTCGTTAACTTTTTCATCATCTATTCCGAAGTCTTTAAGTATTTGTTGATATTCGTGAGCAGTCTTACCTCTAAGGTCAACGTTTATTCTTCCTGTGTGAGTTTTAGGTTCTACAGGTATATTTTCAGTATTACTTGCAACTTCATCAGCGACATTATTAGTAACTGTATCAGCTTGTTTATTCATTTCAGAAAGTACATTGTTTACTTCTTTAGGCGCTTCAATAGGAGTTTCTATTCCATTTTTTGAAAGTAGTTCACCTAGTTCGTTATTTTTTGTAACAACTTCATCTGGTATGTTATTTACTTTAGTTTTAACGCTGTTAGGCATTTGTCTAATACGTTCCATTATGTTGTTGCTTTTATACATATCAACTAAATCTTTTTTCTTCCAGTAGCTATTAAGAGATTCATAACGAGGTTTAAGAAGTTTATTTTGTACTTCACTATCACCTGCAAAAAGATTGTTAAGTATTTTTGCGTCTTCTTTGCTTAGTGAGAAATCTTTAGGCTCAACATATGCTTTCATTTCACCTATTCTTTCAGATTCTCTAGTAAGCTTTTGAGCGTCTAATTGCTCTTGTATTGTTTCTCTAGGCTTTATGTTATTTTCCTTTAGAAGTTTTATAAGCCCTTCTTTATCTTTATAATTAACAGGATTACCTTTCTCTATTAGATTATTTTTCTTTAAAAGAGAAACTAATTCTTTATTACTTAAATCTTCTAGTTTACGATTAGATGAATAAAACTCACTTGAAGCTTTGATATACGCTTGTTCGTCTTGTATAGCTCTTATTCTGTTAAGATTATACTTCATTTCAGTTTGAATTAACTGATATGAGTGGTCAGCTAAACCTATATTATCGTTAGTAGGTATGCTTTTTAGAAGTCTTTGATAATTTGCTATTTCCTCTTCAAGCATATTATTAAGATGTGTCATTCTAACTTCATCTGTGTTAAGTTCTTTTAAATCTTCTAACTTTATTTCGTTCTTTCCTGCATATTTTCTATATTGATTTATTTTTTCTAAATCATCATAATTTATAATATCTTTATGCTTTAACTTATCTAATGTTATAGGTTTTTCACCACGTTTAGTAAGTTCTTTATTTATTTTTAACACATCTTCATTAGTAAAAGCTTCTATATTATTGTTAAACATTCTTTCAGTAGATTTACTTTGTGCTAAGTTTTGTCTAAATATTCTATCTTTGTCTTTGTCTTGACTAAATCCACCTTTTATACCTTTCTTTTGGTTAACAGCTTCTATTCTAGCTTGTGTTCTATTAGAGATTTCTTGTATTAAATCTTCGTCATTATCTAACATATGAAGTTGACTTAATTCTGAAAGATTTTTATTAGCTTTATCATTTAGAAGTTTGTTTTGGTTCTTAAATTCTCTATCAAGAATATCTTCTAAACTTCCACCACCCCAATAGTCATTATCAAGCACTTTTTCAGCTCTATCATATGAAGCTTTTAAAAGATATTGTTGTTTCTTTTCGTCTAGTTCGTAGAATTTAATATCTTCTAAAGCTGATGCTATTATCTCTCTTTGTTCTTCTTTAGTCTTTTTGTTGAAAGCTTTTAATAGTTCATCATCAGTCCATTTTTTATTCTTGTTAGCTTTTTTATGAAGAAATTCTTTTATATCTTCAAACCCAAATATATCAAGAGTTTTGTTATCTCTTAATAAAGTTGACAATTCTTCGTCTAAGTTTTGTACAAGTCCGTTACCACTTACTATTTTATCTTTAGTAAAGTTGCTTAATTTAACCTCTTCAAGACCTTGATTTCTACGTTGCTTGTTAAACTTTTTAAGCGTAACAACTTCTGGCTTTCCATCTTTTCCTCTAATTCTTATTCTAGGTTCTTTATCCCACGCTTTATTAAATCTTCCGTTCTTACCTCTACCTATTGCTATGTTATTAGCATATTTTTGAGCTTCACTTCTTAACGCAGATGAAACGCTACCATTAAGTCTAGTAGTTTTAGCGAATATAGATTCCATACTTCCATCAAGAAGTTCAGATGTTCCATCGTGAAGTTTTTTAACTTCATCTTCACCGTATAATCTTCTTGCTATATCTTCTAAGTCGTTCCATCTTTTTTTCATTTGCTTAGAAAGTCCTTTCATTCTTCCGTTTTCAAATAAACTTTCCGTAGGATCAACATAGAATCTGCTTGTTGGATCAATTAAATTTGACGCTCTAAGCTCGAACCACTTATCAATAAATAAGTCTTGTCCTGCTGACGCACCATCTTTTAGTAGTTTCTTAGCTTCGTCAAATTCTCTTATACGATTTTCAATAGATATTTTATTACGTTCAAATACTCTTTCTATTGCATTAGGGAAGTCAAGTCCAGCTTCTATACCGTTCTTTAAATCATCTGAAATAATCTTTTTAAGTTTCTTATAAGTATTGTTACGTCCTTTACCTTTTAAGTTCTTACCGAATATTTCACGCATAACAACATCAACAGCATTATCAAAATTCTTCTTACTAACAGTAGAAGCGATATTAATATTGTTACTTTCTATAAGTCCTCTAAGAGTTTTTATGTTATTAGTATCAACGCCTTCTAAATTAACGCCATTCTTACTTAATAGCTCAACCATTTCTTTCTTAGAAGGTTTAGTATTTACGTTATTAACTTCTACCTTCTTTTGAAGTTGTATTTTTGCTCTTTCTGCTTTTTCTGAATAATCATCTATTTGTTTTTGAACCTTAGCAAATATTTCATCAGTTGTTCTAGCAGGAATGTATTCCTTATGTAAAACTCCGTTCATTTTTTCAAATAACTCTTTATTTGATTGTAACCTTGCAATATTACTTGTAGAGGTCATTCTTCTTTTACGTTTATCACGTTTACCGAACCAATTAGCGTCTACCTCTTCATATTTCTTTAAAATATCTAAAGCATTTTGTTTTTGTTCTGGCGTTAACTTTTTATGCTTCATAAGATTTTCATAGAAATACTCATATCCTGCTTCAAGCATTTTAGATACGTTTTCCCTAGAAGTTCCAAGTTCTTTTGCTATTCTATAATCTCTAGCTTTCTTTATATATGCTTCTTGTTTCTCAATAGGCATATTGATAAACTTTTCAGTATTCTCTGGACTAAGCATACCGAACTCTGCAAGTTGGTCTGTATACTGTTTAGCTTCTACACTTTGGTAAATTTCGTGTCTTTGTTTACCTTCCCATTGCTTAGAGTTATATAAATCATCTAATTCACTTTGGTTAGTGTAATTTTTGTACTCTTTGTTAATTGATTCTGGTGTAGGAGCTTTGTATTCAAAATCGCTTATATCTGCTATTTCATCAGTATCTATTTTTATATCTTCTAATATGTTTTTATCTAATGCTACTTCTTCTTTGTCTAGTTCTTCTAAAAGCTTACCTTCTCCAAAAACTCTATTACCTTGTTCGTCGTATCTTTCATATCCTTTGTATTCTATTACATCATCTATATCATCAAAATCTATATCATCTAAATATTCTGGCTCACCAAAATCTAATTCTTCTTTGTTGTTAAGAATAGTATTCTTTACTTCGCTAACTATATCATCAGTTGTTTTATTTATAGTGTTAGACAGATCGTTGTAATCAAGCGTAACATTTTGAAGCTTTTTAGTTACTTCTTCTCTTATATCTGCTGATATATTTCTAATTTTTGTTTCAGCGAATGCAAGTTGCCTTTTTGCTTCTGTGTCAAATTCTTTAATTAAATCAAATACTGTAACATTATCAAGTTCTTTAGTGTAGTTATGAGTTTCTAACTGCTCTATTATAGAAGCTATTCTTGAAGTATCTACACCTTCATCTTTAAGTGCTTCTAATCCTTCGTATAATTTTCTAAGTTTAGGTATAGCGTTCTTTGTTGCGTTCTTACTGAACTTTTTAAGTTGCTTTTCAACTTCTTTAGTAGCCATAAGTTGGGCAGCTTCCAACGGTTTATCTTTAATAACTCTTCTTATATCTGCGTCATTAAATATTTTACCTAACACTAAATCTGGAATTTTTTCTACTGTAGAACGTATTCCATTTTCACTCTTGTTAGCGTTCCACATTGCTTTAGCTGTGTCAGTAACTTTATTACTTACATTAGATATTCCTAATTTATTACTTATCTCTGCTATTTTATCAGCGCTAACAAATTCTTTTTCTATTTGAGTAAACGGTATAGAGAATTTTATACCATCAAAATTCTTAACATTCTTAGCATTAATTTTGTTTGTTATACGCTTTGCTTCTGTTGTTAAGTCTAATACATTATTTACGTCAGCTAAATCACCAATTTTATTTATGCCTTTTATAGCTTGTTCTACTGCTTCTTGTGATACTTCTGTACCTACCTTTGCTGTTCCTTTTGCCAAAGCAGAAGTACCTAAAGTTAGATATGTCATAGGATCAAGTAAAACGTCTAAAGCCATTCCACCTGCGAATCTACCTACTTTTTCGCCTATTCCTGCGTCTTCCTTTTGCTCTCCTACCATAAGGTCTACAAGGTCGCTACCTTCTTTACGCTTATTACTATCTGCAGTTATACCACTAATTGCTCCATCTAATAAACCTTTTAATACTTTTGTATCATCATCACCATCTAAAGCGTTATATACTGCTGTTGTTACTGCATAACCTGGAGTTGACATGAAATCTAAAAATCTTGTTATAATTCCAGGTGAATCTTTTGTACCATCTGGAATATCTATGCCAGAAGCTTTTAACCTTTGTTTTAAATCATATATATCTTTTCTGTTATAAAACGTAGAATCTATGTTAACTCCATCTGGAAGAGTAATTGAGTTTGTGTTATTCATATTGAATGACTTTAAATAATCTTTACTGAAAGGAGAATAGTGTTTTCTTTTGGAAGTGAGCTTAATATTTGTTGATATGGATTTTTACTTGAATAAGCTTCGTTTTCAAATCCGTTAAGGGGAGAATAATCCCCTAACGAATCTAAGTTGTTATATGTCTTTTTAGTTCCTTTTAGTATATCATCAAAATATCCCATTATATCATATCCTTTCTAATTAAAGAAGTAATCAGCTATACCACCAATCGGTCCGTAACCGTATAATGAATTAAGCCAATTTTTTTCTTTTTCAGTTTTTGTAACAGAAGTTGCAGGAGTTGTAATAGCACGTGAATTTACTCTCCAATCACCAATGTTATTTATTAAGTTATCGAAGTTATATCCATATTGTTTACTATCAGCAGTCATAGAGTTTACAAGAGTTTGAGTAGCTTTTATTTTTTCATCTTGTGATCTTGTACTATCAGCAATGACGTTATTTATAAGTCCTTTATACTCGTCATACATATCGTTGTATCTATTGTTGTTAGCTAGGCTTTGTTGATATTGCCATTGCTCTCTATTCCAAGCTTGTTGGGCTTCAAATTGTGCTTGAGCTTGTGCCAGTTGTGCGTATTGATATTCTTTTTGCATTTCAGCTAAAGCATATTGTTGAGCTAATTGTCTATTTTGGAAATCTCTATTCCAATCTCTATCTTCTAATTGTTGAGCTAGTGCCATTATTGCGTCATATTTATCAGCTTCCATTTGAGCTAAAGTGTTATTATAGTTTTGACCAAGTAAAGCTTTTTGTTGGTCTATGTTATTTAATTCAGCAGTTCTATTTCTATTTATATCTCCTACTAATCTTGTGTTCTTAGCGTCTTGTTCTGCTAGTCCACTTATTGCTATAGAAGAGTTAGATAATCCCCTTCCTAGCATTGCATTAGATACATTATTCTTATTTAATCTATTGTTTAAATTTTGATTTTGCACTTGATAATCATAGTTAGCATTTATTCCAACTTTTTGTTGCTCTAAATTTTGTTGATTTTGTGCAAGTTGGTTCTGCAAAGCAGTAACTTTTTGATTATATGAAGGATTATACTGCTGTTCAGCTTGTGTATAATACTTGCTATCTATACTCATTTTTTTCACCTCGTTAAGTTAATCTCATAATAGCTTCAATCGTACCGTAAACGCTGATACGAGCTAGATTTGTTGTACTCACTTTTATAATATTCCACTCACCAACTTTAATGTACGACGTTATGTCAACGTCATTCTCACTAACTTTTGAAGCTGATACAGAACACATATTTATACCATTAACAGATATAGTAGTAGTTCCAGGAGCAGTAGTAGACACTCTTATACCTTCTTTTAGAGAGTGGTGATGACTTGGTATGGTAACACTAGCACTACCACTATGAGTATGTGGTTCAATAGATATACTATGACTATGCGCAGGTATTTCATGAGAGTGTTGGATTGAATGTAAGTCAACATAGTTAGTGTATACGGAAGAGTTATTCATTTTACCACTTGGTACAACTGCTCCGTATGTAGTTCTATTATCGTTAGATGTTATAAATCCTCCTAAATTAGAGTTAACCATATTCATATTATTAGGATAAATATAATCAGTTGGAGCTTGTACTTCGTAACCAGGAGCGCCCCACTTTCTAACATAAGAAGTTGATGTTCCTTGAGATAATGAATTGGAATAACCTCCACCAGAAGCAACACTAAGGCTTACACTACCTCCTGCTACACCACCTCCACCTTCTGTGATATCACTATCCATACGATAGTTTTCAAGAAATACATTAAGACTTGCTTTATTAACTTTCTTAACATTAGGAGGAACGTAGAATCTAATCGTTAAAGGATAATTCTTATCTAGGTTTCCGTCGCCTTGAAATGGTATATATTGTGTTAATATACTTTTTTGAAGTGCTTCATCAGTATCACTAAAATTTATATCACCAAATACTTTCTCGAAGATACTCATAAAGTTTTCGTTTATTTTCATTATATCTTGACCACTTGTACCGTGTATTTGTTCTCTTACGTATGGCATATGTTACCTCCTAATCTTCATCTAACTCACAATGCAACTCTGGTGCTACAAGTGTAAAACTAGAATTGTCAACGTTTTCTATTTTTAGTTGAAATAATCGACCTTTATTTTTTAACTTTTTACGTATAAGAGTTTCTTTTTCTGGCAAATCTAATAATAGTTCCTTTTCTTTTCGTTCAGTTATTAAAGTAAACTTTATCTTTCCTTGACCTTTAACACGAAGGTATATGTAGTTACTCATTTTACGAGAGTTTTTTGCTCCAAAATCTATCGTAGGGGTAGTCCATAAAAGAGGAAGAGAAGTGTTTCCTTTGAATAAGGCTTTTATATGATTGCCAGAAGTGTATAATAATTCGTTATTATATTCTAAGAACGAGCTTATATCGTCTATTTGATATGTCATAAAAGAATTATTTATAGTGTTAAATTCTATAAGAACATTGTTAGTTTCAGAATCGCCAGTAGGAATTGCTATGTAATATTTACTGTCTTTGAATATAGCAACACTTTTACTTGCGTAATTTTTATTCATACTTTCAATAGTATTTTTTATTTTTTGCGAGATAAGAGTAGTGTTAGTACCGTCGTAGTAATATATACCGTCGTTGTTTAAGAAGTACGCACCATTGTTGCCAACACATATACTCTTATCAGCTATAGCTCCATTGCAACTAAACAAGTCTACTAATTGATAGTTAGAAGGGGAGCTACCATATATTTTATAAGCACTTTTATTTTTGAATAATACAACGCTATTGAATATTACTTTCATAGCTATTATTTTTGATCCGTCATAACTTCTAACATCTAAGAATCCACCGTGCATATTAATTTCATCTTCTTCTGCTAGAGGTACTGTAAAGTCTTCTATATCAGCACCGTTCACATTAGCAGTAGAGAAGTACACTCTATCTGGATTATCTTTATCTCCTGCTATCCATAATCTATCGTAATGAAGCTCCATAAATTCTCCTTGAGGAGCATATGTAGTTATAGTGCTTTCATCTTTATGTTCTTTACCATCAGCGTCTATAAAGCCTATATGTTCTCCTTCCTCATTATATTTTTTACGTCTATTCTTTAATTTTCTTGTTGTTTTAGAAGAGTGCAAGAAAGGAGTGTCTGATTTAGATGTTGCAACTAAAATACGCTCACCATTATATTCAAAATTAAGCGTATCAAGTTTATCACCAGAAATGTCAAAAACGTCAGTTCCATCTACTTTTTTTAGTTTGTTACCACAACCACATAATAGATAGCTGTCTGAAACGTCGTAGAACGCCATTAGAGAGTGAATAGGACTGTTAAGTGTATGTTTTGTTAACGGAGCATTACACGTCCTTAGAGAGCCTTCTGACGTGTTACAGTTGTATGCGTGTATACTTTCATAATTTTTTATTAATCCTTCTGCATAGTATTCATTAATTCCACTTTGAAAACTAGGTATTTTAAATACGCTATCCATATAATACCTCCTAGTATTCTATTGTTACATAGTCATTAATACAAGACATATCTTTAAGAGCATACTCTAAGTTGTTACGTTCTATCATATATTTTTGTAAAAATGCTTCTGCAACATCTATCTTTTTTCTGTGTAGCCAATACTTATAACAAGCAAAATTTGCTAAGTTATGATGTGCTGATACGTGTAAATCTGGTTCATCATTATCATTAACTAAATTTTCTCTAGCAGTAGCATACATTATCTCTAGCACACCTTCTTTTGGCGTAACAATAGTATTACCAACTACTTTATCGTTATGGTCTAGTGCAGGAGTAGATTCAACTATTTTTATACATTCGTTAGGAAGTGTTGCCATCTTACGAATTATAGGGAAATAACCAATAGATAATCTCATATCTATCTTAGCTAAATCTTGATAAGCTTCATTTATCGCTTCTTTTATTATAATTTCTACTTGCTCGTCGTAGTCTGTTTCGTCTATAATGTTATATGCTAAGTCTACGAGTTGTTTATAATTCATTTATATCACCTCGAAAGAAAAGGAGCTTTTACGCT